CATGCGCCTCTAAAGCTAAAAAGATGAAAGCTGGTGGTTCAGTTTTTAAGTCTCATATGATGTATGATGCAAAAACGGGCAAAGCAGTTAAGGCTCCGACTATGGCTAAACACTTAGAGCTAAAGAAAAAAGGCTATGGGCACACTAAACCTACTAAAATGGAAGCAGGCGGCTTAGTTAAAAATAAGATTAACAAAGTTGTAAAAGGTTTAAAGAAAGCTTCTAAGACACACGCTAAACAAGCTAAGACTCTTGAGTCTGTTAAGTTAAAAAAAGGTGGAAGTGTTAAGGATGCATGCTATCAAAAGGTAAAGGCTAGTTATAAAGTCTTTCCTAGCGCTTATGCTTCTGGGGCTATTGCTAAATGCAGGAAAAAGAAAGCGGGTAAATAATGGCTGTTCGTAAAACCGAAAAAGGTGCCTCTTTAAAACGTTGGTTTAAAGAAGATTGGAAAGACGTAAGAACAGGTAAAGACTGCGGTAGAAAAAAAGGTGAGACTCGTGGTACGCCTTACTGCAGACCTACTAAACGTGTTTCTGCTAAAACCCCAAAAACAGCTGGGGAGATGACACCCGCACAAAAAAGATCGCGTATAGCTCAAAAGAAAAAGCTTGGGCAACCTGCGGGAAAACCTCGTAGAGTAGCAGCGCTTAAAAGTAAGGGTAAGAAATAATGGCTACATCAGGTACACACAGTTTTAATCTAGACCTTAATTTGCTGGTAGAAGAAGCATTTGAACGGTGTGGGAAAGAACTTAGGACAGGATATGATTTAAGAACTGCCACGCGCAGCTTAAACTTGTTGACTATTGAGTGGGCAAACCGCGGTATTAATCTGTGGACTGTTGAGCAGGGAACTATTCCTCTTATTCAGGGGACAGCAACTTATGATTTACCTACGACTACTATTGATCTTATTAGCCAGGTCATAAGAACAGGAACGGGAACTACCCAGTCAGATATAACTATATCTAGAATATCTAATCCTACTTATGCTTCTATACCTAGTAAGAATGATACGGGCAGACCTATACAAGTCTACATAGATAGACAGGCAGAGATTCCTAAAATAACTTTGTGGCCTATCCCGAATGACGGAAGCTATACGTTTGTTTATTGGTTCCTTAAAAGAATAGACGATGCAGGAACTGGAGCTAATACCCAGCATATCCCTTTTAGATTTTTACCTTGTATGGTTGCCGGACTTGCTTATTATCTGTCATTAAAGATTCCAGAAGCAGGACCTAAGATACAATTTTTAAAGCAAGAATATGAAGAGCAATGGTCACTCGCTGCTTCAGAAGACAGAGAAAAAGCAACGCTGTCTATTACACCTAGACAGTCATACGTATAATGAGTAACGCATTCGCTAGTAAAAAGAACGCGATAGCAGACTGTGATGTTTGTGGGTTTCAATTTAAGCTAACGAAATTAAAAAGCTTAGTTATAAGAACCACAAAAACAGAAATACTAGCGTGTCCTGAGTGTTGGAACCCAGATCAACCCCAGAACTTACAGGGTATGTATCCGGTTAATGACCCCCAGGCTATACAAAATCCTAGACCTGATAAGAGTTTTGTTATTGCAGGACCTTATAGTTCTA